TTCGATGCCCTCCGAGGCAACGAAGAGGGCTTCAACGAGAACGGCGACATCATCACGGAGACCACCGACGGTGCTCCGCTCAACAGCATGTGGGCTGAGTTCCAGCGGACCATCCGCATGTGGAACCAGCAGCGTGACGCTCTGACCAACGTTCTCACGTTCAACGTGACCTCGCTCATCGAGTCTGTTCGGTATCCCATCGAACAGGACTTCGAAGAGGCCTCGGAGTACGGCGAGCCGAAGGGCATCCGCCTCGGGCCAGCGTTCCGCATGGGCTACGACTTCAAGTGGTGGGACCTCGCCATTCGCTACACCTGGATGTTCCTCGCAGAGGCATCCTCGCAGCAGCTGCAGGCGTTGAACAACACCGCCCTCGAAGCCGACAACCGGCTCATGTTCACTCGCGTTCTGCGAGCGATCTTCAACAGCACCACCCGCACGGCGGACATCGACGGCGAGTCGGTCAACGTCTACCCGTTCTACAACGGGGACACGATGGTGCCACCGAAGTGGAAGAACACGACCCACGCAGCGAGCCACACCCACTACCTCGAGAGTGGCAACACGGCGGTCACGCCTCCTGATGTCCAGGACATGATCGATCACCTCACCCACCACGGCTACACGATGAACCGGGGCTACCGCCTCGTGCTCATGGTGAACGCCCAAGAGGGTGCGTTGATCCGAGCCTTCGTGAAGGGCACCGCATCCGCCTTGTACACGTTCATCCCCAGCCAGGGTGTGGGCGGAGGCGTTCTGCTCGCAGCGAACGGGGGCATCATCGGGGCTCCGAGCCTGACCAACCTCCCGGGCCTCGAGACGATCGGTACCTACGGTCCCGTCACCGTCATCGAGGAGGACTACATCCCGGCTGGCTACATGCTCCTCACGGCCACGGCCGGCGAGGACAACATCGGCAACCCGGTCGGCATCCGTCAGCACGAGAACGCGTCCCTCCGGGGTCTCCGACTCGTGAAGGGTCGGGACAACGACTACCCGCTGATCGACTCCTTCTACCTCCATGGCATGGGTACTGGTATCCGCCATCGTGGGGCAGGCGTCGTCATGGAAATCGCCAACGGCGGTAGCTACACCCCGCCGACAGCCTACGCCTGATCCAGGGCGCTAGAATGAGGGGTCGGCGTAAAAGCCGCCGCAATACGTCGGCCCCTCACTCACTACCACGAAGGAGATGCCGAGATGGCACGAGAAATTCCCAGCGAGAGGATGCTCGACACGAGCCTCCTCGATGAAGAGGACATCTGGTACCTCTGGACCCGAGGGCGACTGCCCGCTGGTGTGGAACGACCGGAGGGCCCGCCGGCCCGACCCGTTCCGGATGAGAACCTCGACGAGACGGTCCCCAAGAGCCGGGTGACCCCTTTGGAGGATCAGAACTCCCCCACGATCGAGGATTCCGGCGGTATCGTCTCAGACGACGACAACGAAGAGACTTACACCGATGGTTGGAACAACGACCAGAGGCGGGCCGAGTTGTCCAAGCGAGGTTTGCTGATCGACGGCGTCAAAGCTGATCTGATCGACCGCCTCCTCCGAGACGACACCGACGCCCTCAACCCAGAGGACTACGACACGGTCGGGTGACCGTTAAGGAGACATGGTGAACCGCACAGATGCACAACGAGTCCGAGCCTTGATCGGTGAGGTCATTCCCGCCGCTAGCACTGCTGCGGACACCATGTTTTCTGACGCCGAGGTTCAAGACTTCTTGGAAGAAGGCTTCACTGACGTCAATGCTGCTGCCTACTTCGGTTGGCGAGAAAAGGCAGCAAACTACGCAAACATGGTCAACGTCAACGAGGGTAACGCTGCTCGTGAAATGAGCGACCTTCACCGACAGGCGCTTCGTATGATGGATCGCTTCGTCGGCTACGTCAACACCCCATCTCGAGGTCGAGCTCGCATGGGCAACATTGTTCGAGAGAAGACCTGATGGCAGCCTGGTCTGAGCAGCAGCAGCGGGACCGACTCGCTGACAACTTCATCGATTCTGATGCCCTAGAGATCACCCTGCACCGCCCAGTCTTTACCCCAACGGCGGCGGGTGGTAGAACTCAGACCAGCGTCACCGTTCTCGGGGCTCAGAAGTTCCACATCTATCCGTTCAAGCGACGCTTGACCCAAGAATACATGTATAACCCCCAGAGCTTCGGGGAAGACAAGGTCGAGTTCATTCACTACATCATGATCTTCAACCGAGACAATGATCTAGAGATGAACGACTTCTTCAACCCCACGATCGACATCGCTCCGGTAACCAACCGACTTCAGTCGGGGTTGTACACGATCACCTTCATCTCTGCTCGACTCTGGGACCGAGGTCAAGCCGGTATCCTCTACAGGGGGTAAGACATGGCCTTCGGTGACAGGGTTAACTTTCGAGACAACAGATCTGGGCGATTCCGAAAAGCCCTACCATACGAAAAGAACCGATTCTACAAGATCGACACCCTGTCAAAGGGTATGGCTAGTTTCATGTTCAAGTCTGCCGATGGCATGGCTGAAATCGCCAACGACTTCGCTGATGCCCTAGTCAAGTATGCCCAGAACAACGCACCCTGGAAAGATCGAACAACAGACGCTCGATTGGGACTTCAGTCAGCAGTGACCCTCGAGAACAATTCTCTGGAGATCGATCTTTACCACACGGTCGAGTATGGCGTTTGGCTAGAGGTTAGGTGGGGTGGGAAGTATGCGATCATTCTGCCCACCATCGAAACCATGGGCCCTAGGCTGTTCAAAGCCATGAACAACATCTTCGGGGAGATCATCTACTATGAGTAGAACTTGGTTCTACAGCCGCATGACCGCCGATGCTCCGTTGGCGCTAGTCGTCGGTACTCGAATCCACCAGTCAACATCCATCGATGTAGCCCCTGCGGTAAAGCCCTTTCTGATGTACCGTCAAACGAGTGATGTCGAACGCTTCCGAGGTGACGACGGAGACGCGGTTCGGGCCATTGGTTACTTGGTGTTTGCTCACGACAGGGCCGGCGACTACGGCCGCATCGACACCATCATGGATCACTTGAAGAGGCTCTTCAAGGATACCCATGACCAAGCCAATGGAATCATTCGGTCAACCTGGATCGAAACCAGTGATGACCTAAGAGATGATGACATGGGCACGATCATCCAGTTCGGCCGAGTGCAGATCCTCTACCGAGAGTCTCCCTGAGGAGGGAACATGAAACGAGTTCGATACATCAACGGACGGAAGGACTTCCGTCGCATCCTTCGACCGATGGATCTCCAGCGAATGGGGATCGATCACAACCACGAGCTGTGCTGGGAAACCAGCAACCGCTTCGAGATCGTGTTGAGCAACAAGGTGAGCGATTCCCTTGCTGCCAGGCTACCCGGCGAGTTCATCCTCTTCGAGGCTGATGGGGAAGATGAGGCCCCAGCAGTCGAGGTGTTGACGAACTCGGTCGATGATTCGGCGCAGGTCGAATCCGAGAGCACTCCCGACGAGTCCGTCGGCGACGAGAAGTCGCCTGATGAGTCATCGACGGCGAAGAGCTCTCGTAATCGATAGGGACGCGCACGGACGATGGAAATGCGCTGCTCGCATAAGCTCCACGGCCTCGTCACCGAAACGGGACTTGTCGAAGTCTCGTGCAATAGTCGGTGGTGTGGAAAGGAACCGGGGACAGTCATTCTCCATCGCTTCAATGCTGAGACCGGGGAGCTTGTCGAGACTCTCAAGTTCAAAGCACCACCGATCCCACAGAACGAAAGGAAATTCTGAATGCCTCTCAACGATCCGGTTCTGCCTTACGGCATCCGGGACATCAAAGTCACACCCATCAACGCCAACGGCACTCTCGGTACTGCCGTCGACCTTCCCGTCGCACAGACGCTGAGCTTCAGTGAAGCCGAGGAGTTCCAGGAACTCCGTGGTGACGACCGAGTGGTCGCCATCCATGGCCAGGGCCCCATGGTCGAGTTCGACCTGGAGGCCGGTGGCATCTCGCTCGAAGCCTGGCAGGTCATGACCGGCGGGACGCTCAGTGAGACGGGGGCCACACCGAACCAGGTGAAGGGGCTGACCAAGCTCGTAACCCAGAACCGGCCGTACTTCCGGATCGATGGCCAGTCGATCAACGATGTGGATGGCGACACCCACCTCGTGATCTACAAGGCCAAGATCACCGACAACCTGGAGGGCGAGTTCGCCGACGGAGAGTTCTTCGTCACGAGCTGCAGCGGCCAGGGCATCGGCAACTCGATCGATCAGCTGTACACGATCACCTGGAACGAGACAACGTCGGCACTCACCGCTGGCTTCAACGAGCTTCAGCTCATCGCCAGCAACGGTACGGGCGGCACGTTCACCCTGACCTACTCGGCACAGACAACCACTGCGCTGGCGTTCGGCATCACGACGGCCGCCCTGACAACTGCCCTGGAGGCACTGTCGAACCTGGCCCCCGGCGATGTCCTGGTGACGGGTGTGCCGGGTCAGTGGTACGTCGAGTTCATGGGCACGCTGGCCAACACCAACGTCGCTCAGATGACGGTCGACAACACCAACTTGACCGGCGGCGACGCCGCAGTTGCTACCATCCGTCAGGGTGCTCCCGCAGCCTGATCAACCCACAATCCCGGAACCCTTGGAGGTCAGAGGAATGAACACATCAACAGACAAGCCAACCAAGAACCGTCGGCCAGTGCCGACAACGGTGCAGGGTGCTTCCGGTAGTCCAACTTCCGCATCAACGTGGAAGAAGAAGACTGTCGGAGGCACCCTCATCTCTGTTCCCAGTGGAAACACTGCGCTGGTGCGTGCACCAGGCATGCAGGTCTTCCTGGAGAACGGGGTGATTCCCAACGCACTCATGCCGATCATCCGAGACGCGATGAACAAGGGAACAGCTCCGAAGGAAGAAGACATGACGGAGATGCTCTCCGA